TGCAGTTCCACGCACCATTTAAGGTAGCCCTACGGTGCCGATTTTAAAGCGGCACCATCACGTCTTTTATCGTTAGACGTGTAGAAACGTTGTCCGACGCAGTCCCTGTAAGACAGAATTGTAGAACCCTGTCCCAGGCGCACCAATCGTGTTTAATCCCGCGAGGGACCAGACACTTTACTTGGTGCACGAACGACTGCGTATCCGCCTTGTATACTGGGCGAGTCTGGAGATGGTAGTACGGTTCCCGGCTCCTTCGAGTTAGGAACGGTACTTCGCGCCATAGGGGCATTGTTGGAAGTTTTACTCCCAACCTTTTCTCTAAGGTGCTCCAAACCAGCTCGGCAGCTTGTGGATAGGATCGCTGATAAAATAGCGAACCCAATGCACAAAATGAGGCGGCTTGTTCTGCGGACATACTGCTGGACGGCCATGGTTTCCTCCACTTGACTGTTGTAACGTCGACACCATCATAGGCATCGACGCCACAGGACTCGCGGAACTTGCCATGGATAAAGCACTTTTTCTCGTTAAACTTTAACGAATAACGAGGGAAGTGCCTTAGGAGTAGTGCAGCGTACTCGGTTTTGACGATTAAGTCATCTCCGTATACGTACACCAGTTTCCTTTGAAGTACCTGCGACAGAGTAACGTGGCCATAATAACTTATTATGGCCACCGCTAGTACATAATGTACTATCGACTCTACAGGGAAGCAAAGTGCAGATCCCATAGGTGCGAACTTATGGTAGTGCACTTGTCCCCCGGCGGGTAACCGAGTAGCAACAGACCTTGCAGCGAACAGGGATACTGACAAGTCGTCAACATCCCTGAATAACTCGCGAACAAGTGACGCTGATATTCGGTCCGATGCGTCGCTCATATCGAGCGTAGCATAGGAGCGGCTTCGTGATGATTCTTTTGCGAGATCACCATTTATCCGCTGATCGTCAAAGTTAACGAATCCCCGTGTAAGCGGCGATCGCTCAATGCACAGTTTCATGCTATTGGCGATACCCTGCTGAATGTACTGCATCTCTAGAGGCTCGAGAGAAATAATTCTCGGACCTCGTGAGTCCTTCGGCACAAGTGTCATTTTAGTAACACCTGCACTTTCGAATTTGAGATTGCAGAAACCGTCAACAGTATCGAGTAGATGCTTCCCTCCAACGTACATATAATGTTGGTAAGGGAATGCCTGGTGGAGCTGAGGTATTAGCCTCTTAAACCTCCACTTAGCTCGACCCCGCTCGCGCGTTGCAACGTTCCCGGGCCCATGTCTCGGTCGAATACCCAATCGGTTGAACGATCGAAATATCCTTGCGATAATGGACCTACCAAGCCGAATGATTTTATCGTTCTCATCAATCGTCTGTGAGGCTAGTTCAGTCTCTACAGATATGAATCGAGCGATGGCATCATCACATTTCACTTTCCACGGCCCATTCCTGGGTAGTGGATGAAAGGATTCAACCACATTCAACTTGTAGCACAAGTTACAGATTTGCAGAACCTCAGTTATACTGCAGGTATCTGGACTATCTAGTAACTTGCCATCCGTCGTATAAATGTCTTGCATCAAACCCTGTAGAAAAACAGGGAGAGACGTATCTCGTTTCCTCTTAAAACCTAGAGGTAGGACGAACTGTGAAGTCTCAAAAGAGAGTATCACGGCTCGAGCGAGAGAAGGTAAGACATCAGTCGCAAACGCAATCCCTTCCGTATCCATACGATGAAGTATGGTGGAAAGATCGCGTTGAAGCGAAAGCTTAACGATCGGAGGGCGGCCAGATGAGACGTCGCAAAACAAAGCAGTGAAAAGCTTCCCCGCAAAGGGGACATGGCTATTCTGGTTCCCCATAGGGTAGACCATCCATGACCATGTGTTCCAAACTCACCTGACCATGATCGGAGAGTGTTTAGTTCTCCGACGCCAGAATCTTCAAAGCATTTGCGGACTTGATGATATCTGTACCTGAAATAGCACCAACTGTTTCCAGTAGTGCTTCTAGGGCCCAGACTTCACCAACGAGTCCGTTGACGCTATCGACAGGTGTCATGACCGTCATATTGAGGGTCGTGAACTCGTCGATAGGATCCGCATTAACGTCTGTTAAATGGACGCGTATTTGGATCAAATGCTTAACAACGCCGGTTTTTGAAGTCGGCGCTGGCTGACTATGTTTAATAGTCAGCTCTGGCTTCAACGAGGAAGTCGTCATCTTATAGATGGTCGGCTGATCGTTGATGGAACCGGCCTGGATTTTTGTCCAAGTTCCGGCTGTGGTCGTAAGTGAATCAGGTAACATGGAAATGCCTTTCTATGTGTTCGTCAAGAACGCTCGCAAGGTAACCTTGCTGCTTGCCCTTGGTAAAACAGTAACACCAGGAATGACGTGTTTTTGTCAACCTGTATCAGTCCCTACTGTCTATAACCACACATCAAGAGTTTAATCGCGGCCATCAAGCCACGTTATATCTCGTATGATGTCATCGAACCCATCTAGGGCCCGATTGTGGTAGAGCCAGCGTCGATACCTTCGCATCAGCCGGTAAAACGTAGCTTTTGTCCCGTTAAAACGGGCAGCTCGTTTTGAACCAGCCTGATCTGCTAGGTACAGTGCGAGAATCAACTCGCGGGTGGACGGGTCCAATAAAGCAAGACCCCCATCTGGGATGCCTAATCGCCGCTCGTAAAAACACCTAGACATGGAGCCACCAAACTCATCATCGATGAGGATGGTAGGACTCGTAATCCAGGAGAAAAGACGAGCGCGTGCCTCGATATTAACCGTCACACGAACGTGCGACGTAGATCGGGTCACGCTCTTCTTCAGGGAGGCTCCGAAACCATCAAGAAGTCTTACGACTTGATCGACGTTTATGAGCCAATCGATGACGAAGGAGTAAGGTATCGCCTCCCACAATATTCTTGCGGGGTTGGTTATACCAAACACACCTAGTCCAACTCGGACGCAAGGTCGGCTTCGCTGATGCCACCTATATCATAGGTAACCCAGCTAATCGCCCAAGCTTCTAAGTTGACGCTCCCTAACCGAGGACGCACAGCACAAAGCTGATTGTTCTCGGGCGAAGAAGGCAAAGTCCCATTCGACACACCAGGATCATACTCGGAAGTCGGTAAAGGTATAAGACGATTTGTCTTAATCCTAACAGGCTTACCAGCATTTTCCATTATCCATGCGAGTTGTCTACGCATGCTCTCCATTGAACCCATGAGGGCCCGG